AGCCACCTTCAACTATGACGGAACAGAGTTCTCTGAGGGCACTGGCCTTGTGGTTCCTGTTGGCTCACTCAACACCACGCAGAGCGAACTGACTTCAGAGATGATTGCCGACTACATCAACACGATGAAAGAGGTGTTCGCCACGGACGAGGTCAAGTTTGGGCTTTACAAGTTCCCGAACTCAGAAAAAGTTTCCATAGATATAAACATCATGGTTCCTGAGGATAACGAGGCCCTGGCTATGAAGTTCGCAAGATTTGCTGGTCAGTTTTCCGTGTTCAAGATGTCTGACTTCAGTACCATACAGACTGGTGCAAGCGGCAAGAACCCAAAGACGTTCTCAAAGCAGCAATACGCAGAGATAGCTCAGAGACTGAAGGACAACAACATAGACCCATTCATAGAGAACAACAACGCATACTCCTTGCCTGAAGAAGTCGATGCTGTCATGACTCAGGATGAGGAGGGCAACTACGTCTTTAGACACTACTCCGACGAAAGAAGAGACCAGGTCAAGCCTATGGCTGGAGAGAAGACGAACACCTCCAGAGACGAGGCTGCTGCTATAGGCCAGGTGGGTGGGGTAGCCATGTACTATGTGGATTCAACGAAGGAGGTATCTCCAAACGTGCCTCACATCGTCAAGGTTCCAAAGAATAAAGTGTACTACTTCAACGAGGACAAGCTCAACCTGTTTGACCAAGCTCTTGAGTCGTACCGAAAGTTCATGGACAACCCCAACGCCAAGTTCCCTTCGTTCAACCATCAGCTGGCCTGGGTTACCAAGGCTGCAAATGAGAATGGGTTCGACATCGTTGTGTCGGAGTGGAACAGGGGGCCAGCTGGGTTGCGTGCCCAGACCACAAGACCCATGACCCCTGTGGAGGGTGACTTCAAGATGTCTGGAAACACGAGACAGTTGCCTAACCTGGCTCCTGGGGACAACATAAACGTCAGAGGACAGATTGGGGTGTTCGTAGGGTTTAACGGGGAGGGTGACAACAGAACTATAGAATATGTCACCAAGACCTGGGACAACAGACCTGACACAATAAAAGAGCCGATGTGGAGACTCAAGGACCCGAACTACGATAAGTACTTCGTGTCAAGACTTCGCACCCCCATCTACAAACTTGGGGAGGATGGCTCTATATACAACATAGACAACAAGGAGCAGGTATACTTCCAGAATCAAAGAGCGGCCATAGCCATCAAGAACAAGGAGGGTGTGGTGTACGCTATATCAAGCCCAGACGTCACGTCTCCTCTCCACGAACTGGCGCACCTCTACGAGCAGTATCTTACCGAAGAGGAGAGAGAAACTGTCTTGGAGTGGGCTGGTCACGAAGAATGGGGGAGAGACACCAGCGAGGCATTTGCAGAAGGATTTGAGAAGTTCCTGTACGATGGCTCTGTGTCCAACCTGTCTCTTGTAAATATATTCAAGTCGTTCAAGAACTGGCTTGGTGAGATATACAGCAGCATCAAGGGAACTCCTCTTGAGATTGAGCTGAGCGACAAGATGCGTCAGCTGTACGACACCATGCTGTCTATGCACGAGCCTGAGAACTCCATACATAGCCAACAGGCAGTTGACGGGGTCTATTACCAGGGCCCCATGAACGACCAGGGTCAGAGCGAGTATGAGCCATCTGAGTTGTCAAACTTCAGAGCCATGCTTCTTAATGTAAGGAGGGTCTTGCAGGATAAGTACGCTGAAATTCTTTGGCTCACTGAGGACGTTAAAAAACAAGGCAGAAAGGTTGGTCTTGAATCTGACTTCAGGATGATGGAGGAACTCATGCCAGGCAAGACCATGGCTGATTTCAGAAAGTTTGAGGCCAAGCTTGACACAGCCAAGGAGTTCATGAGGAAGAACAAACTGATGTCCGACGACCTGTCCGACTATTTGTACGCCCTTCATGCCCCGTCTCGAAACCAGATGATATTCGAGAAGTATGGTAAAGAAAACGGCTCTGGCATGTCGAACGAGGAGGCGGATGCATTGATTGAAGAACTTGAGCAGAAGTACCCCAAGGAGGTTCTTGAGCAAGGGGCTAAGATGTTCAAGGACATGCTCGCTGAGAACAGACAGATTATGCTTGACTTTGGTCTTGAGTCTCAGGATGTTATAGATTCTTGGGAGCAGGACGAAACCTACGTTCCGCTGTATGGTATTGCTTTGGATGAGAAGGATGCTCAAACAACTGTCTATCCAACTGGCGGCTCTGGTATACACGTGTACGGAAGAACCAGCAAGAAGGCTAAGGGCAGAGCGAGTAAGGCTACTAACGTGCTCGCCAACATCGTGTCTGCATCTACAGCGCTGAGAATCAAGGCAAGAAAGAACGAGGCCCTCGTGTCGTTGCTGAACCTGGTTCAGCAGAATCCATCATCAGTGTGGAGCGTAGAGACCTCCGTAGAGTTTGGCGCTGACTCAACCGTTGGTGTAAGAGTTGAGGGTAAGCAGTTATTCATCAGGTTCCAGAACCCATCTCTTGCCAAGCAGTTGAAGAACATGGGGGTGGACAAGGTAAACGCATTCAACAAGATGCTTGCCCTTCTGCCAACTGCCTGGTTGCGTAAGTCGCTCACCACGATGAACCCCGAGTTCTTCATCCCGAACTTCACCAGAGACCTTGAGGCTGCTCTATTCAATGCTGCATACGAAAGCGAGGAAGGAGGCATAGCAGCTGGTTTTGATATAGAAAAGGAGGTAGCCAAAATCAAGAAAAAGGTTTGGCCAGTGATGAAGTCGTTGGTTGCAAGGGCCAACGGAAGACCTGGTAGTCCTGAGATAAATCAGTACATGGATGAAATGATTGAGGACGGTGGCCTTACTGGGTATACTTACGCCAAGCCGCTATCCGAGATTGCCAGAGAACTTGAGAGAGACCTATCTCCAAACAAACTGTATCTCACGAAGAAGGCGCTTGGAAAAATTGGTGGATATGTAGAGGGCATCAACGATGCTTTTGAACAGACCATCAGACTTTCTGTCTACATAGCTGGAAGAGAGAAGGGTATGTCAAGGCCAAAAGCAGCACAGCTTGCCAAGAACATCACTGTTAACTTTAACAAGTACGGTGAGTGGGGAATTACGTTGAATCAGTTCAAGTTGTTCTTCGGGGCCAGTGTCCAGGGTAGCTACAGATTCTTTACCACGATGGGCTCTCGTAAGAACGTGACCCTTCCCGATGGAACAACTGTCAAGAGACTCAGAAAGTCCCAGAAACTTGGGTTGGGTTTGTTTGGGCTTAGCAGCGCACTGACCGCCATCAACATAGCCATGAGTGGCGAGGATGAGGATGGTGAGTTGTTCTACAACAAGATACCTGACCATGAGAAGCAGAGAAATCTCATACTCATGTATGACAAGGATAAGTACTTCAAGCTTCCTATGGCTTACGGATTTGGCATCTTGTCTACGTTTGGCGAGGCCGTCACCTCTACTTCGCTTGGCGAAAGAGAAGCAGATGATGCCTTTGCTTTTACGATGAGTTCTATTCTCAACTCATTCTCACCAGTCCAGTTTGGAAGCTACTCCAGCATTGAGAAGGGTCTTATGACCGCGCTCACCCCTTCTGGTCTTGCAGCTTTTGGCGAGGCTGCCATCAACGAGACGTTCTTTGGAACCGCTGTGTATAGAGAGCAAATGCCATTCGGGACGCCTGTCCCAGAGTACCAGCTTGCGTACAAGTCTCCCAAGTTCCTAAAAGACATGGCTCAGTGGATGAACGAGACAACAGGTGGAAGTGAGTATACACCTGGGGCACTGAACTTTAACCCAGACAGACTGTATCACTACTGGAACTTTTACATAGGCGGCGCAGGTAGATTTGTTGACAGAACTGGCACGCTGATATACAACTCTGCTGAGATGATAAAGGAGGGTGAGAGAGTTAAGATGACAATTAGCGACCTACCTCTGGTAAGACAGATATACGGTGAGCTTGGAACTTATTACGATTACGATAAGTTCAGAGACAATATTGTAAACACAAAACAACTGCTTGATGAATATGAGGACCCCAAGGCAAGGGGAGAGAAGTCTCGTTATGGAAGAATATATCTTATTAGCAACGAGGCCAAGAAAGCAGAAAAAATGTTAAAAACAAATAGAGAGAAGATAAGGTTGGCTGAACAGATGGAGAACTATGTGGACAGACAGAACAGAATCTTCGAACTATATGAGGAGCAACGTTTGATTATGATGCGTTTCAACAAGATTTACGATGAGAAAGGACCGAAAGAAGATTAAGGATACCAAGGTCGGAATCTGGCTGAAGGACAAGGCCCCTGACGTTCTGGAGACAGTTGGAGAACTGCTTCCAGATAACGGAGCCCTGGGCGTAGTCAAGCGACTCATAGACCTTGAGCCAAACATAACCCCTCAGGAGAAGATGGAATTCGAGAAGATGCTCATGGAGTATGAGTCCAATGCTCAGGACAACGTGACCGAACGATGGAAGTCCGACATGATGTCTGACTCATGGCTGTCCAAGAACATAAGACCATTGATTTTGATGTATTTGATACTTTCATTCACTATATTTGTGGTGACTGACAGCATTGAAAATGTGGCATTTAACATAAATGAATCTTATATAGATGTGTTTAGTGTTCTCATGACAACTGCATTTACAGCATACTTCGCTGGGCGCTCATATGAAAAAATAAAACTCAATAGACGATGAACCATACCCTCCCTCTTAGAAGCGCCTGGCCTGTGCTGTGGTTTCTTGCTGTATGCATGTCCTTCTCTTTCTGTGCTTCACCAGCACCAGCCCAAGAGGAGTGCGCCGTCATGGGTTCTCAGGAAAACCCCCTTCCAAAGAATTACAACTCTGCCAACCGTACATATACACAGAAGACCATCAACTGTGTCGTCCACGTGCTTCATGATAACCAATACTTCCCAAACAGCAATATAGGTCTTGACGTTGTCATCGATGCCTTCGAACAGCTCAATGTAGACTTTGAGGGAACAGACATATCATTCAACCTAGTTGACGTCACCTACACCCATCTTGGGTCGTTTGGATGGGCAACATCATACAGAAATAACAATGGTGTGTGCTTCCCAAACTATGGGACTCAGATGTCTCAATGGACAGATGCCGTTAGATGGAATACAGCAGAGTACTGCAACGTGTACGTTGCTCCAGACTTCTGCTCATCTATCCTTGGATTTGCTTGGGTGACATACTACCCTTGGTCAGACCTTGACGGGGTATGGGTAGAGACGGAGGTGTTTGGTGTGGATGGTCCCCATCTCACATTCAGATTTGAAAACGAGACGCTGACCCACGAGATGGGGCACTACTGTGGTCTGCACCACGTCTTCAAGAACAACAGCACCTATGTGTCAAGCTGTGGGTTGAACCTGGGTCCATGTGAACACACAGGCGACTACGTGTGCGACACCCCGCCCACTAAAACAAGCCAAGGATGCCCTGGGGTGCCTGGGTACTACTGTCCAGAAACAACATACTCTGGGGTGCAGTTTCAAGCGAACAATCACATGGACTACTGCCCTGAGACATGCAGGGATGTATTTACCCCTGGGCAGATAGACAGGATGCACGCCATGCTTGAGTACCAGCGTTCTGACCTGTTCTCAGATGAGACATTCTGCTTTGGTGACCTTGATGGAGACTGTTTTGTGGGTACGTCAGACCTGTTACACTTGTTGTCGTACTTCAACTGCGACTACTGCACGGAGGCAGACTTAGACCTGGACCACATGGTAACCACCACCGACCTCCAACTGCTTCTGAGCGCGTATGGACAAGACTGTAACTGTGACGACTTGTTTATACCAACACACCCTATAGACAAGCCTGAGGACCTCCACGAGATAGTCAGGAAGATAAATGAGCATATGAACAAGAATGATTAAATTTGCACATGGCTAAGAAGGAAACTGGTAAAGTTGTACTAAGCAAAAAGAAATCTGTTGGTGGCCATGCAAAGAGCGACTCTGACAACAAAACAAGCAAGCTGTACAAGAAAAAGTACAAAGGTCAAGGAAAATGAAACTACTGAAGAGGAAGGATGGTTCCTATTCGCCGAGAGGCCTGTGGGACAATATCAGGGCCAACCGTGGTTCAGGCAAGAAGCCCACGGCAGAGATGCTGAAGCAAGAGAAAAAAATTAAACGACAAGAGAAATAAAGTCTACATACTTATACTTCAGCCCGTAATGTAAACTAAGGGCAAAAAGAAAGGGGCACAGGCCCCTTTCTTGTTTACCGAAATAGTACAGCTGGCTTATCCAGCATTGAGATATAGGCTTCATCGTACTGGGCATGCTCCCGTGTCGCAGTCAGCGATGTCCACATCATCAAACCCAATGCCGTCGATAGACACCAATGGCTTGACCATAGATGACATCTCAAGGTACTTCTCCTCTGTGATTTCCTCCAGTGGGGCCTGGTCAAACCCGTGTTCGTTGTGAAGCAAAAACGAAACTGACTTCACCACGTGCAGATTCTCCCTCAGCCACTGCTTGATGCCCTCCAGCTCATGGAGTCTGTAGTAGATGGTCACGGACACGGCGTTGTCAGACCATTCCTTCTGAAGTCTCTTGATGACCTCCAGCTGGTCGATGGCCATCATGTCATTGGCCAAGGTTGTTCCTTGAGGAAACTTGCATGGGAAGCTTACCACCTCCGTGCTGTGGTCCTCTGTCCCGTCGAAGTTTCTTACGAACTCTACTGGATAACCAGAATCTTTTGCTGCTCTAACAAGAGGGCTACCTGAGGCCATTCGAATTCTTCTGATGTAGAATTGGCTATAGGCAGGATGTGCTCCTGGTGTAACGCCAGCGAGAAGACTAAGTGTTCCAGAGGGCTTAACCGTGGTGAGCTTAATACTGCGAGGGAATCCAGCAAGTTTAGAGTATTCATTGTCATATTCTCTAAGATACACATAGCACAGGTCAAGCCATGTGCGCTGCTCTTCTGTGGCCTGAAGATAACCAGTAACCCCGATACCCATCCTCATGTTCTTGTGTACGATGTGCTCTGTCTCCTTGACGGCACACTTGATGGCCAGGCTGTGCTTGTTTATTCTGTACAGGTAACGGGCCACCTTCTTCAGTTCCTCGTAGGACTCTATGTTGGGCAGGTAAATCTCTGCAAGGCAGCATGTCTCGAAGTTGGCGAGACCTTGTTCAGCACATGGGTTGAATCCACGAACCTCTGGGTCAGGGTACTGGGTCTCACCCGTGCGCCCCATGCGTCTGGTGGCATCGAGGTTGATGATTCCGTATGGCTCTCCGTTGCCGTTGTACCCGTCCCAGAACGACTCATGCAGGTTGTTTATGTTGCCACACACAACGCTGTTGTTGGACATGGCTCTCCAGTTCGGGATGTTGCCAAGGTCCCAGCGCTTAGCGCTCAGGTACTCCACATCGTCAGGGTCGCCGATAGCAATCTGTGCTGAGCGTCTCACGTTGCCAGCCACTACGATTCTACCGATGATGTTCATGATGTCGAGGCAGTCCACTGGGGACAGCTGGGCGCCGTCCTTGGCATTGAGCAGCTTGTTGATTTCCATCATGCCCCACACCAGGTCCTCTGGTCCTGATGCCGTTCCCCCAAAGCCCTTGATTGGGGAGCCCTTGGAGCGGATGAGGTGTGTGGCGAAGGTGAACCCCTTTCCAGTCACGAATGAAGCCTCGAGGACGCGTCTGAGGAGTTCCACCCATCCCTCCCTGCTGTCAGGGACGATGAAGTCTGCATCGTTCTTGTCCATTCGTGTGATGGTCACGTCTGTCATAGGGTTGGGAAGTTCACCCACGTTCTCTCTCTGGATGTTGAATCCAACACCACTGCCCAACATGAGCATCTCAAACGCCCAAGTGAATGGTCTGATAGGCCTGTCTACAACCACGAAGGCACAGTTCTGAAGCGAGGGCAATCCCAGCTTGTCAACTGTCTCCGTACCAAGCTGCCAAAGGAACCTACCAGCCACGGTACCTTTTAGAGACATCATTATGTGTCTCAGTTCGTCTTTTTCGACGTCAGAAAAGCCACATCCCAGTTGCTCGTTGCATGCCTTGACGACACGCTCAACTGTCTCTGGCCACTCTTCTGTCCTGTTTTCAACTGCTCTTGCGTAGGTTCTTTTGAAGACGGGGTAACCTACCTCCCCCCACGGAATCGCGTGGGAATCTGTGTTTTTCATGATGTGATTTTTAGAGAGAAACGGCTTGCAAGATACTAAAGAATGATGGATTTTATGAATCCTGTTTCTTCAGATTTTGTCAACGTTTCTATAGGAACGACATACCCAAGAGCGTTATTGTCCCCCGTGGAACTATTGTCTCTTGACGGGTATTTTGTGGTGTTCAGGTGATTCAGAAACACTGGGTAATCAAATATATACGCTGTATATAGCTTCTCGAAGCTCTTGATTATGTACACGAAGAAGTCAACCTCAAGCACCATGACACCGCAGAAGCTGTTCCTTTTGGTGCTCCAGTACTCAAGGAACATGTTAGGAGGCCTGTTGTGCTTCTTCGCATAGTACATAGCTTTCTCGTCAAGCTTCACCTCATAGTAGTTCCCCATTGAGTCCATAAGGTCCCAATAGTTTACCCCAGCGTCAGAGAAGACCACATCGTGTCCTTTTGACTCGAGGTGCTCTGCCCACATGACTTCTCCCTTCAGGCCTACGGCCATGGAAGACTTGAACTTACTTGCCCTGGAACTCAAGCGCAGCCTGTTTTACGAGGTCAATCTCCAAAGTAACAGCCTTTCTAAACTTGGCCATCCCTTCAGAAATCTTCTCCCTCTTGAAAATCGGTCTGCCGTCCTGATTGTGAAGGTCTTCGTAGAGTTCTGTTACCGCGTCTGCCATTCTTTGAGTGGCCATCGCGTACATCTCCGAGAGTTTGTATTCGTTCATCGTGTATTAAATCTAAAATTATGTTAATGCACTCGTCTACCTGCTGCTTATTTTTGGGTAAGAAAAGAGCGGGGAGAGGTTCCCCGCTTTTACAAAGGTAGTCCAAATACATCTTCCATCTGAGCTGAAAGGTATGCTGTTCGTGTATGAAACCCTTGGTTTCTATGACGAAATTGTAGTCAGTTCCTACAAAGTCCGGGGTGTACTTGATAGGGAGGATGTGTGAGTTGCTCCTCTTGACGAGGTCCTTGCTCCCCCTTGTCATCTTGTAATACACCCCGTTGTAGTTGAATGACTCCTGCAACACATACTCCCTGCCCTCGTACATAAAGTTTAGATTTTCCTGCTGAAGCCTTTCGGCGCAGTACTTCTCTAACTGAGACTTATACTTTCCAAGCTGTCTCTTCCTTGTGTTTGCACGAGGAGTCGTACCCGACCCTTTTTTTCTATGCATGACCACAAATATATAATACAGCTATGGTTATATAATATCATTCGTTAAATACTTGGTATCTCGTGAAGTCAAGCCCTATGGGCTCAAACAGTTCGTTGCCAGTGCTCAAGGCCCTGAAGCCTGTCATGGTCGGGTTCATGGCGTACGTGACTGGCTCATCCAGCGGTGTGGGCTGCCCACCCGTTTTCACCTCACGCACCTTCCTGACGTGTAACTCCGTGGTCCTACGTGACTGCATGTCAGGGGCCTGTACCTTGCGGTGGATGGTGATGAAGCAGTCTGCCCTGTTCACGAACTTGCCACCACCCTCGGTGTCCTCAGCGTACGGAGCTATAGGTAGACCATCGTCGCCTTTGCGTCTCTGGGCCTCCGTCACGGCGTGCATGTTGAGCCACACGGCTATGTTATTGGCCGTGCTGTACGTCAGGAATTCTGAGGCTGCCTCGTAATGGTAGTCATGGACACCTATGGCCGTGTTCTTCAGGTCAATCTTGAGGCTGTTGTAGGGGTCTACAAAGACAGCGTCCACGTGTTGAATCCTGCGTACCTTCTCCATGAATAGGATGATGTCGGAGTAGCTGTACACCTGATTGTTGTTGATGATAGTGAAGTGGTTATTGACCCAGCGGTATGCCTCCTTGCGTTGCTCGTAGTTTTGAGTCTTGATGGGCATGGCTGTGGCAAACTCCATCAGCGTCATCTTGACCGACCACGTGCTGTTCTCAGAGGAGTAGAGCACCCACTTCCACCCATGTCTACGGCTGGCGTTGACCATCATGTACAGAGCCATCGTCGTCTTTCCCACGTTGCTGTGGCCGTTGATGATGACGAACTCTCGCTTGTACCTGAAGTACTTGTCGAGGTTAGGGTCTCCTGTGTCCAGACCAATTAGAATTTTTCCGTTGACAAAGTCATCAATCATCCTGTAGTCAGAGTCGTCTGACGAGATGAACGACATGTCCCCATCGTTGATGAGCAGTTCCCGTGTGACCGACTTCTCGTCGTTGATGATGTCCCGAAGTGGAGCGTTCTTGCCTGCCTCCAGTCCTGCACGGATGGTCGTGAGGGCATGCTCCTCGGAGTCTATGTCCCGTTTCTGTATCTCACGGAACAGGACCCTGATGACCTCCTCTTCCTCCATACGCCCAGCAGACACATACCCACCACACAGGCGTGAGGCCTTGAGCAGCGTGCTGTGCTTCTCCCCGTCCTGTGCCTGACGAATCATACGTGCAGCCAGGTTCAGCTTCATGTAGTCTGTGTAGACGTATGGCTGGCTTGGAGTCTGCTCCTCGCTGTGCTTGGTTATCAAACCTCCGAACGGGGTGCTCTCGTCCTTGACGATGATGCCTGGGTCATAGGACTCGAAACAAGCCCGTGATTCGTTGATACCCGTCTCATCTACCTCCAGCCCATACGACTTACTGAAGTATGTCTTGATGGCCCTGAAATGGTCTCTGTGGCGCTCAGGGTTGGTGACCTTCACGAGGGCCTTGAGTCCATCCCCAGAAGGGGACACCCAACAGGCTCTGACATACTGGTCGGAACCCACCTGCGTCTTCCCAGCCTGAACGTCGATGTGGTCGAAGTCAAGGACTATGTACCCGCTGTGCTCTATGAGTTCGCTGTCGGAACGCTTGTTGAACGTGCCGCTCCACAGGACCACAGGAAGTGACATCTTGTCCTCCCGTTCCCTGCTTGTACGGAACCGCTCCACGGTGTCCTTGGACTTGCCCTGCTGGATTCTGTCCAGCGCTACGTCCATATGGATATGGTATGGTTTATCCGTGTCGTGGATAGACCTGTACAGGGTTACTTTCATTTCCTGTAGTCGTTTGCCTTCTTGAGATACCACTCAGCTTTTTGCAAGTCTTGCTCAACTGACTGGCCTTGCTTCTCACCTGCACGCATCTTGTACTTGAAGGCGTTTATCTCGCAGTACACAACGAAGTTGTCTACACCCCAGATGTCAATCATCATCTCCCACGTCTCTTTGGGGAAAGACCTGTAGTGATTGGGGCTGTTGACCATGTCTACCTGCTGTGGTTCGTCATTCCGAGTTGTTTCCATGTCCGTACTTTTTTAATTGTGATTCTTTTTTCAGATTTGTATGTAGAGGAGTATATCTGCCTCTCCATGGTTGAGATTGACAGGGGGTCGTCCATGATGTCAAGCACATCCGTGCTGTGGCTCATGCACCACACGTCCTTTGTCATCTCTTTCTTTCCGTGCTTGTATGTCACGGTGAGTTCAACGTAGTAAATCGGTAGGCTGTTTTTGTTCATTGGTAACGGTGACGCTCATTCTTTTCTTTATGAATCCTGCCACCCAGTGAAAGTCCACAGACGTTCCCATCACCTCCTTGCAGTCATCATGGGTGAGCACGATGGTGTTGTCACCTGACTTGTTTGCTATGCACATCACCAAAAAGTCCTCCTCAAATACAGGTATATCTACCATGGTGTTGAAGTGTTCAATGATGCATGCGTGGAAGGTGTATCGCTTTCCATTCGCCTCGGCTTCGAAAGAAGAGGGGCTGAGGAACACAATGTCCCTCAACCCCCATTCAATCACACACAGACAGCCGAGAATCTTAGAATGGTAGGTCGTTGTCTTCAGCGACTGGGGCAGACTGCCGTTCATTCTGCTTCATGTTCTTCTCGCGGTACTCCTTGGCTGACTCGCTGTTGGGGTTGTACACGCGAGCAAAAGGCTTACCGTCCTTACTCATGAACATGGTGATGTATGCTTGGCCCTTGCCCTCAGCATTCTTCGAAAGGTATCGGTCAAGGATTTCCTTGATTTCGAAATCCCGAAGCTTTACGCGCCAGCTAACCAGCTGTCCGTCATTGTACTTCGGCTCATCAGCGAATCCCATCAGGACGCTGTCGTAGTTTTTTTCTTTGCTCATTGTTCAACAAAATTGGTGATTAAAAGATGGAATAGGAATAGGGTTGCGACGATTAGGACGTTCTCTGCGATGTCCTTGATTCTTTCTTTGGTCTTAGACTTCATAGGTGACAAAATCAGATTTAGGGTCACTGTCGTTCTTGAGGAAATCTTTGATTCGTGCGATGGCTGCTCGGGTCTTCATCTCTCCCTTGAAGAGTGTCTCTTCGCTGCACTTGACGACAGCGGGAAGGTAGGGGTAATCTTTCTCCTGTGCAACCCAGTAGAACTCTTTTGCTGACGTGGCCTGCATGTACAGGTACGCTTGGATGTCGTAAGACAGCTTGCCTACGTCATAGCGGAACCCACTGATGCTTCGTGTGGACTTGCTGTCCACAACCATGGCCCTGTCTTTGTCCCAGCAGTCGATGAATCCCTTGACCTTGATGTCGAGGATGTTCTTCATGATGGGTACCTGGTAGTCACCAGCGAAATACTCCTTGGTGATTCCGCAGGTGTGCAGTCGGTCAATCATGTCGTTGGCCGTCTTCCAGTCGTCGGGGTTACACAGGACCTTGCCGTTTGCTGTGAGTTCGTTCTCGATGGCTTCCTTGACCTCCTTGTACTCCTTGGTGGCCTTGGGTGACTTGGTGGACTGGGTGGCCGCAGAACAACGCTCGAGGATGTACTCGTGGTCCACGATTATGTATGTCTCCATGGCCTTGTCACGTTCGAAGAGGAGCATGTCGTACAGGGTTCCGAAGTCAAGGGCATCGGACTTGTATGTAATCTCTTTCTTCATGTACGCATCGAACCGAGCGATGTCCTCGAGAGATTGCTTGAGGCTGCTGTAGGACAGGTGCGGTTTCCCGTACCGTGCCTCGAGGAGTTGGGGCAGGTTCATCGGATGAACTTCTTCAGGGCATCCTTCTGATTGTCAGTCAGTTGTGCGCCGTAGTGCTTCATCACGCTTTCGTAGGCTGTCTTGCGGTCTGTGGCTGACTTCAGGTAGGCCACGGCCTTGTCCATCATCGACATGGGTTCCTGCTTGGATTCCTCCTCTGCGATGGCGTCACGTGCCGCCGCTCCACCTACTGGCACACGTCCATGTGACTGGGCTGGCTCGTTGCCGTGGGTGTTCGTGGCATCGCTGTCCTTGGTGTCGTCGATGAGGAACATCCCGTTGAGAGCATACTTACGCGCATAGGATGATGTGGCTCCAGTCACCTGTGATGCATCCATGCCTTTCTTGGTTTCCTCCTCACGGGCAGAGGCGCTCACACTGTGTACGTTTCCGTCATAGTCAAAGACAGTTACCGTTGCCTTTACGTAGACACGACCTCCGACCTCCATGACCTCGTCGTTGATGGACATACCCAGTTCGTACTTGTGTAGCACGGGCTTGGCGGCCTCGAGGATGTCCTCACATGAACGGTACTTGTACTTCCCGAAGGAGTTGAACTGGCCCTTGGGGGCCTTTAGCTCCGCCTGAACGGAAGCCAGCTTAATGAAAATGGACATTGAATTGTGTTTTTGAGCTTGTGGCTCGTGAATTTGAGTTGCTGTCACTTCATTCTCTAACGCGACTTTCGATGGCGTAGTATGTTTCGCCTCTCCAGTTCGCGACTGCCGCTGACGGCGTGATGTACCAAGAGTTTCCTCTTGAGTAGATGTAGTTGATTTCAAGGTCGTTCATTTCTTGATGAATACTCCGTTGATGGTGCTCCCTGCACGGTCTTTGATTTCGTTGTACGCAAGGTCGAGGGCGTACTGGGGGTCGATGCCAAGTTGATACGAGAGGATGATGATAGTGACCAGCACGTCACCAACTGCATCTGCCGTGGTGGAGACACGCTTGCGCTTGGCGATACACGCGGCGAGTTCGCCGAGTTCCTCCACGACCTTCATCATCTGCGCTGGGGCGTTCTCACGCTTGAGCAGCCCCCTATCCTTGGCCCATTGAGCGACCCCTAACTCGAGGTCCTCCCACTCCATGACCTTTTCGTCCTTTAACTCCTGTGCCATAACTCTATTGGATTGAATTGTGATTAGACAACGAAGATAGGTGGTGAACTCGTATTCACCAAGTTTTTTGTGAACTCATAGACATAGTAATCGTAGTGTTTCCCGAACTCATTCTTGTGATTGCGGGCGCTTTCGATGGCCGTGTCCTTGTCGTCAAACACCCCGATGGGGAACGTGAGGACCTCGAGGTGGCTGTTCCGTGTGGCGGTGACAGCGTACATGAGCTGGTCGTTCATAGGTTACTAAATCGTGCGAAGAACAAGTCCATGTAGTACACGTTGCGGTGTCTGTACTTGATGTAGCCAACAGAGAACAGACTCGAAGCCATGCCCGACCTTGTGATTATCTCGCAGATAGAGAACCTGAATGAATCATCCGCGATGTCTATCGACAATGGGGTGAAGATGAACACGAACTTTCGCTTGCTTTTCATTTGGTGAATCCGTAGTTGATAGCATCATTTAATACGCGCTGTGCCGCAGAGTTCAGGTCTGCACCCTCTCGAATCTCCTTCAACATGCGGTCAAGGAGTTTCGACTTGTCTACCATGTCCTGCTGTGAGGACATCTCATCCGTGATGTTTACCATGCCGACATTTTTTTCGAAGATTTGACGGCGCTGTTCGAGCAGGTGTTCCTGCCACTCGTTGAACGACTTGGGCGGGTTGTCCGGAAAGGACGTTGACTTGATGAATGGCATTGAATGAAGTGTTTGAATTGCTTTGTCAAAGATTTCTTTGTATCCCTTCCATGCTGATAGGTTTCCTTCGTGGTGCTTGCGATGGTGAATCACCGTGGCGTGGTGCATGTCAAATGCTTTTGCCACGTCAGTTAGTGTGTACTTGGTGGACAGGGCGCAGAGCAGTGCCGCCCTTGGTTTAACAACGTATTCCTTCCTGCTTTTATTGTCGTGGTGTCCAGTAATTGCGTAGAAAGTATTTCGTACAGCAGTTATCTGATTGAAACACACACGTTTGTGAAGTTCCTGCTCGTAGTTAGCGAGCGTCTCGTCAAACGATTGAAAATGATTCGGGTTCGAATCGCTTGAGATGGTCGATGTCGTCTGCTCCGTAGACGTAGTGGACGTAGCATCGTATTGACTCTGACTCTCTGAAGATGTTGATGGCATAAGATTGGTTGTCTATTGAGGATGTAACGAAGTGCCAGTTGTCGCTGTCGTTAACATCGTGGATGGTGAGGCAGACATCTGCCCCATATGCGTTCTTAAATACCACATCTGCAATCATGTGGCGAATATAGTAACTTGTTTAATTCAGGTTACAGGGTTGTCAAAAAAGAGATGCAGTTGTGGTTCGTATCGTCCCTTGAAGGACACCTTCATGCTGAACTTGGTGTTGTCCAGTTCGCTCCACATTTGGTAGGGGTGAATGATGTCGAACAGGATGGCAAGGTCGCCCTTCAGGTATCCGTCGAGGTTACGTTCCTCGTTCTGCTCAAGGTACATCTCCTTGTACGTCTTCTTGGTTTCGTTCATTTTCGTTGTTTACTAAATCCCATAAGTGGTCTGATTCGTAGAAGAGTTCGGGTTCATCCGTGAGGTTTGGTTTCTTAATCGTGATGTCTGTCTGTGGCTTCCACGATGGGTACACACTTTGGAACATCTTGATTGCATGCCTAACATCTCCCGGTGCGTAGGTGTGGCGTCCATCTGCGTATCTGATGGCCATCCAAATCACTAACTCAAAGCATTCAGTTAGCGTTGTTATCTTGTCTTTGGTCTCTTTGTGCATTCCCATGACGTGAATTTTAGGGGCGATTGATTATTACTGGGCGCTATCGGGTATAGTTTCATCCTTTTCGGGCGCGTCTATACCCGTTCGAACCTGTTCGATGAACTCTTGTTCGATTTCGAGGAAGTATTTTGCCATAGTTGCAACGCCAAACAGAATCCTGCTATTGTGTCGTTCTGTTTTATTTCCTTCTTTCAGAAGTGTGGCACGTTGCCGAATCTTCTCAATCAGTTGTTCGACTGGGGTTTTCATTTTGTTTTTATTATTGGGTTAGTTTCTCACACTCTTCTCGTTTGACAACTGCATAGTCAAGTTCGGGGCACCATCCGTACGATGCATCGAATCGTTTGCGTAGTTCTGCCATAGCGGCGTCAGCTATCTCGTTGTTGGGACCTTCGGCCAACTCAATCAACTCATCTTCAGGCAGTTCGTTCATGATTCTGAAATCTTTTTATCCACAAATTCTTGGATTGCATCCAACCAATCACCATCCCATATCCTCATGTTTCTGCCGCTGTACATCTGCTCAAACTCTTCCGACCAATCGATAGCATGGTCTATGTAGTTGACGATATGCATGGGCAGGTCTCTTGACTCTAATTCAGCAGACATCATGACGAGTGTTTCAAGGTACTCTCGCAGTCCGTTGGGGTATTTCTTTTCTTGTGACATGTGTTTCAATCTTTGATTAAGCGTACAGAGAATCCGTTTTGAAAGGCGGCACTGCCTCGGTAAGCAATCGAGTCTTCAGAGTACAGGGTGCAGTACCAAGCCGCTGAACCATTAGGGGTGGAAGACCACCAGTTCCCGTAGAGGCCCTGAACGAGGAAGTATCCATAGTCGCCGCTTCGGTATCCTGAAGGAATGGCATTGAATCCTTTGACAGACCCAGTTCCGTTCCACTTTTTCGTCGATTTCAACAAGTTACCCGCTTTTTCATCACCACCGCAGTACCTAATAAGTTCAAGCCACTCCATATGTGACGGCACGTGGAATCCCTCGGGGGCAAAACCTCGTGGGTC